GATATTGGGCGTGATGCTAAAGAGCAAGTTCAAAGTTATATTGACAGTCAAAAAACAGATGAACAACCAGATGATCAAGTATCTCAAATGCAAAACAATATGCCAGAACCGAACATAAATTCGGGTATAGCCCAGGTGAATGTGACGCAGCCGAATAACAGAACATCCGCTATATTGAACCCAAATCCACAAACTAGATTATTAGCAGAACTAGGAAGAGTCTAATGGACATATCAAAACTAAAAGATCAACTCATTATTGATGAGGGGGTCAAATATGAAACATATCTCGATCATCTTTCCCTAAAGACATGTGGAATCGGACATTTGTGCAGAGAGGATGAACCAGAGTTTGATTTAGAGCTAGGTGCAAAGGTATCTGAAGACAGAGTTACAGAATTATTTGAACAAGATATACAGACTGTTATCCAAGATTGTAAGAAAGTTTATGATGATTGGGATAACTTACCAGAAGAAGTTAAACAGATTGTAGCAAACATGATGTTTAATCTTGGCAGACCAAGATACAGCAAGTTTAGAAAACATATACAAGCTGTGATGGACGGCAACTGGCAGGAAAGTGCAAATCAGATGCGTGACTCGAGGTGGCATAAACAGGTGCCAAATCGGGCGGAGCGTTTATGTAAACGTATGGAAGAAGTTAGTCCTTAATTTTACTTTTTAACATTAAAAATATTTCTGCAACTAATTTCATAGCTTGATGTGATGTTAATTCATATTGTTGAAATTTATGTTTTTCTTGTTTATCACGTTCTAAAATATTAATTAATATGGGAGTGTTTTCTGCTTCCTGTGAAGCATATATAAATACTTTTTTTTCCATCATATTTGTTTAGCAGAGCCAATACCCATATCTTTAATATCATTGCCATATCTTGATTCATATTCTCTTTTAACAAGATTAGTTATTTGTTGTCCTACTTTTCTATCTTCAGACAAAGCTATTTTTTTTAATTGATTATATGTTTTAATATCAACGCTCACACTTTTCCACTTTTCATTTGAAGCCATATACTTTATCCTTTTCTTATGAATAAAACTAATATACACTATCCCATACGTTATGGGAAGTATAATAAGTATAACGCTAAAAAAACAGAGTTTATGGGATTTAAGTTTGATTCCAAATGGGAAGCAGAGCGTTATGGTCAACTTGCATCTATGCAAATGGCAGGTGTTGTTCAAGATTTAGAACGACAAGTAAAGTTTGATATAATTGTAAATGATATTAAAATTTGTAAATATATAGCTGACTTTGTTTATACATTAGTTCATGAAAATGGAAAAAAAGAAAAAATTGTTGAGGATGCAAAAGGAGTGCAAACTACTGATTTTAAAATAAAAATGAAGCTAATGAAAGCAGTCAATAACATAGAAATTAAAATTTCTAAAAAAAAGTAGTTGACATTTTTGTGGGAAATTCCCATGTTATAAGTTCCTAACAATTAAATGAGGTGTACTATGTCAAAAGTAGAATACATTGATAAGTTTAATCTTGCTGAAACACAAGCACGATTAAATGATAATCTTAAAAAAGCTCAAAAAGATTTACAAGACTTCAATAAATTTCTTGAAAATAGATATACAGAAGAAGCACAACAAGTGCTTAATCAAGGCGGTAAAGACTTTGGTACTGCTAATCTTATGGAAGGGAATACGCAAGTTAAAGTAGAGTTGCGTAAAAAAGTTGCATGGGATCAAGAGGGTTTAATAAAATATCTTAATACACTTAAAGCTGAAGATGCAGAACATTTATCTAAAGTTTCTGTAACTATACCTGAAGCTAAATATACCAATGCCTTACCTGCTATTCAGCACGAACTTAAAAAGTTCCGTACTGTTTCGTTGCAGGGTGTAAAAGTAACATTTGAGGGAGATGAATAATGTTAAAAATAATTTCCGCAGAAGACCGTCTTAAAGAAAAAAGAGGTCATAAAATAGTTATCGTTGGAACTAGTGGTGTAGGCAAGACAACTCTTGTCCGCACCATGGATTCTGAAAAAACTTTGTTTATGGATTTAGAAGCAGGTGATGCCGCCATTGAGGGGTGGCCTATAGATGTTATTCGTCCTAGAACGTGGCAAGAGTGTCGTGATTTTGCTTGTTACATTGGTGGACATAACCCTGCTTTAAATGATGACCAAGTATATTCTGAAGCACACTATCAACAACTTTGTAAAGAGAAAGGCAATCCTCAAGAATGGTTGTCTAAATATGACAGTATATTTATTGATAGTATTACCGTAGCAGGTAGATTGTGTTTTCAATGGTGTCAAAGTCAACCTGATTGCAAAACCTCTAATGGCAGGCTCGATACTCGTGCCGCCTATGGTATGCAAGGTCGTGAAATGATGGCTTGGCTTACGCATTTACAACATATTAGAGATAAAAATGTTGTATTTGTTGGAATATTAGATAGTCGTACAGACGATTACGGTAGACCAATACATGACTTACAAATAGAAGGCTCAAAAACGGGTCGTGAATTACCAGGAATTGTAGATGAAGTAATTACTATGGCAGTAATGCCTGGTGATGAAAATACTCCACCATTCCGTGCTTTTGTATGTCATACTCTAAATGAATGGAACTATCCTGCAAAAGATAGGTCAGGTAGTTTAGATTTATTAGAACCACCTCATTTAGGTAATTTATTACAAAAGATGTCTGGTAATACTAATGTTGAGGATCGTGTCTTAAATTTTAATTTAAATAAAGAAAATGGAGAAATAAATGCTTAATTTTAATGATGTACAACCTGATAAAGGATTAGGACCAATAGAGCTTATGCCTGCTAACACAGTAGCTAGAGTTTCATTAAAACTTGAATCAGGGAGTTTAGAAATACCTGAGTTTGGTCAAGGTAATTTTTTTGTTGCAAGTCAAACAACAAAAGCAAAATGGTTGCCTATGGAATTTACTATTACGGGTGGTGAATTTAAAGGTAGAAAATTTTGGCACAAATTATTTGTTG